AAAGTTCTCCTGCAATCGCCTGCAACGGGTTACGTATGTCATGTCCAACCATGCCTGCGGTTTGACCAATTGCTGCTAACCGTTCCGATTGGCTGAGCTGCTTTGCCCGCATCTCTGCAAGTGCCTCCATTCGGTCAGCGTATTCTTCAAGTGTTGTGTGAAACTTTTTCTTTTCAGTGGTTTCTACAAGTGACAAAACTAAGCCTTCAACTTCTCCTTGAGCGTTTTTGATTGGTTGAAGCGTCCAGTCCCAGTAGGTTGTTCCCCTTTCGTGTTGGTCGGGAAAAACGAATGGTTTGTCTTTAAAACTTGCTGGAACCCCAGTGTCCCTCACTTTTTTGAAGATTTCTTCATTTTCTTTGTTTGGGTAAAGGTCAAAATGGTTTTTTCCAATCATTTCTTGAGGTGTGTAACCGCAGGTTTCAGCATACTTTTCGTTGACACGTACAAAATTGAAGTCTCGGTCTAAATAGACCAAATGAAAATTTGCGCCATCCATCACAGTTTGAAGCAGGTTCCTTTCTTTTTCAAGTGCAATCTCTGTTTGTTTCAACTCGTTAATGGGTGTAAAATAGATGCGGATTTTTTCTGTGTTTGGAACCAAAAAATATTGTGCAATAAACCAGTCTGAACCAATTTTTGTTTCTCTGCAAAAACTTTGACTGGTTTTTTCTTTGAGCGGTTTTATTGTTAGTTTCCAGTCATCAAATACTGGGTGGTTTTGGAGTTTTTGTTTTAAATCTGGAAACATGTTTTCTGCTGCTTTGTTTAAGTAAAGTAGGTTGCCTTCAAAGTCGGCTTCAATAATAGGGTTAGGGTTAAGCATGGGAAAAGAAGCCAACGACGAATTCAAATCATCCTTAGAAGACAAATTCATGAAGTTTGATGCCTCTAAAACGCAACCATATCAAATTCACTGCGACAAATATAAGAATTATCTGAGAAAAAAACGTGAATTAGTGTTTGATTTAATGCAAAAAACAGCCTGTTTTTCATTTTTTGGGCTGCGTTTGATTTTTCCAGAACAGGTACATTTTACTTTGCGCACAAAAACTCAGCTTTTTTAGAACTTCAGCGAGTCCTGAAGCGTCTAATTGCCCAATTTTTTGCACGAACTCTTCATGCTTTGGGTATACATTTTTCAAGTTAGCCAATCTTCTACGAATTATAGCGTTACGCTTTGAAAGCTCAAAAAGAATCAGAGAAACTTTTTCTGTGCCGACGGTTTGGATTTTTTGTTCCGTTAAACCTGTTGCTGAAAGCAAGGCAGCATCAAACCCTAACTCTCCAAGCTGTTTCAACGCTTCCGTGATATGCGGGTTTTGTTTACTTTCCGCAACTCTTGTCATGCCTGCTTTTTCAAAAAACGGGTTATACTTTGCCATAACCGCAACCGTCTCCACACAGGGGGTGCCTGCTTGAGGTAGGGTTTCTTTGACTATTTTTTCTCCTAACCCGATGCTGCGGTATTTAGGGTGAACAATAACCCGGCTGATAACGCTGACTTCCTGCTGCAACTGTTTAATGTTGCCTTTCCAAACTTTACTTCTGCCAAATGTTACCGGCGACGGGTAACTGTACACTATAGCTGCACAAAGCTCGTCTTTACGTTTAAGCGTAAAAACTCTTCTCGGCGGCGGCAGACGGTTTGCGCGGTAATGAAACTGGCTTAATGCTTTGTAGTCTGCGGTTGTGCCCTGCTGGATGCGCATTCGCCGTACAAGCGAGCAGGCTGCGGCTTTGGCTTTGGGGTAATACTTTACGGTGACTTCTTTTCCGTACCGCTTGTGGATATGCACGTTTGGCGCGTAGTCTTTGAGTAGGTCTTGGTGGGTTGTTGCTGCGATTACGGCTTTGCCCAGTTTGCGTGCGAGGCGTTGAAGGTTGTAGGCAAGGATTTTGGCTGTGTCTCGGTCAAGGGTGCTGGTGAACTCGTCTAAAATCCAAAAAGGCTTTCTTGACTCTGCTAAAAGTGCTGTTTGGTAACGGTGTTTTTGGCCATCGCTGAGTTGACTGTAGGGGCGTAGGAACAAGAAAGCATCATTTAAGCCTACACGGCTTAACGCTTCTATGGCGCCAGTGGTGCTTTGTTCAAGTGTTTCTATAATTGGTGTATCTGGATTGATTGGGCTGTCTTTTGCGTCCTGTGCTTCTGCGCCTAAATCGCTCTTGAAGGCTTTCAGTAATGCGCTTTTGCCGCTTCCGCTGTCCCCAGTAATCAAAACGATGTCTGTTGGGCGAATTTGGATGTTCACGTTATCGTAAAGGGTGAATCGGCGTGTCTGGTCTGTTCCTAACCCGAAGGCTTCCGCGACCTCTTTAGTGCGTTGCGTTAGGGTGGCTGGGGCGGTTTCGTAGCTGATGTTGATGGTGAATGTGTCTGTGCTGCGGTTGTAGGTGCGTTTAAGCTGGCTTATTCGAAAATGTTCTGGTCTGCGTCTGGTCAACGGGTGTTGCCTCCATTATGCCGAGCCAATCTTTGCCTTAATCTGCTAAGGTGTGTTTTGGTTTTGAGGGCTTTGCTGATAACCCACAGTTTGGGGGACGGCTGGGTTCTTGAAGCGTAAGCAGCAAGTGCGAGTGCCCAGAAGCGGTCGTCATGTGTCCCGACCGGGTGAGAGAGGCAGATTTTTCCATCCTTAGACAGTTCATACTGTTCAATATTTAATTCAGCAATTAAGTCGCTGTCATAAGGGAAGAGGAGCCGGTTTTCGGTCATAGCCTGCTTAAGATACTGCGCCATCTCCTGCTTACGCTCAACTGTGAACGTTACGCCTTCAATACAGTCAAGCCCCGAGTTAGCCATGTCCTCGGTTATGTAGTCGCCTACGCCGCTGCTGTCTACGAGGATTTTGCTGATTGTTTGCCAACGGTCACTGATGGTTTTCACGTAACCGATGACGCTGGCGTAGGGGGTTTCGAGTGGGAACCTGTGCAGGTGAATGAGGCGGAGTTTTTGGTCTTCCATCTTGAAGATTGCTAGAACGCTTGGGTCTTGATGTTTGCCAAGGTCCAATCCGCCGTAGAAGACGCCGTTTGCTTCCGCCTCGAAATTGGTGTAGTCAAGTGTGTGGTCGATGCATTGAGTAATCAGCGCCTGTGAGAGCCACGTGTTTTGGTTTTCTGCCCAGTCTGCTTCCATTTCTCGTCGCCAACGGCACGGGTCACCTTCAAGCTGCTTGCGGATGCGGTTTAGTATCTGCTGCTTGAGTGGTCCGTTGGGTTCCAACGCTTGCTGGTAGGTTACATGCGATTTCGCGTAGTCCGCAAATGCTTCGTCGTGGAAGATTTTGTGAAAAATGCTGTCTGTGCTCCAAGGCGTGCTAGTGCAGACGAATTTGCCATTCGTTGTGCCCAAGGTGAAGAGCATGGCGTCATATAGTTCTTCATCGTTTGGAATAAAGTTGAATTCGTCTGCGTAGACGATGTGAAGTTTGGGGCCTCGGATGGTTTCGGGGTTGTTTGGGTAGGCTTCTATGACGCTGCCGTTGGTTAGGGACACGTTGGTTCTTTGGGGTTTTTTGTAGGTGCCTTTTGGCAGCTTGCATAGGAAGCCGTTGATGGTTTTGATGATATGTTTTGTTTGTCGCCAGCTTGGACCAACAATGCCAATGTTACAGTTCGGGTTGACCAAAGCGTAATGGAGCAGAAGCGCGCTTATGGTGTGGCTTTTGCCTGTTTGCCGCGCCCACCTTGCAGCTACAAATTGGCTGTTCTGAAACTGGCTGACAAGTTCAGTCTGGTAAGTGGTTGGGGTAAAACCTAATGTTTCCCTAAAAAACTGGTTTGGGTCAAGTGGGAACTGTACAGTTTGGGTGTTACTGAACTTTTGGGTCAGGGCTTTGAGTTTTTGTTTTTGACTGGACTTCATTTATGAGTTCCTCCAAACTGTTCAAATCTTTGTCAATTTGGTTTTCATCAAGACGCACTGCAACAGAATTGATTACTTGACAAGTGTAAGCGGCAATCCGAATCCAGTTTTGTCGTTCTTTTGCCTTTATGCTGGGATTTTGGGCTTGCTCTTTTGCCAAATCAAAAAGTTCCTGCAAACTTTGGATTGCTTGATTGCGAAGGTTTTGAGTATCAGTCTTTACTTCAGAGCGAAGCTTGCTTACCCTGTTTTTCAACATATTAATGCGCTTGATTTTCACCAATAGCACCTACCCCCCTTAGGATTTTTGAGAAATCAATATCCCCGTAATCGTGCCTGCCAAACCTGTGATTGCGGCGAAGACTTCACTGTTCCATGACCCGAGCAGTGCTAAATGGGCAATCTCGATAGCAGTAAAACACGCGGTCAATGCAATCGCAAACTTTGTGCCCAACACGAGGCGGTCGCTGGGCGCCACTTCCTCAACCGCAGCCTCCGCGTTCTCCTGCAACTGCGTCTTGTTAGTTATCCGCCGAGTCAAGGCGCGTCGTACCCAGTCAGTCAATGGTTACGCACCCTCTGCTGGCGACGGCAACGCCCAAAACTGGCGCCGTCATTTTTGGCTTTAGCGTTTACAGTGAAGCTTTTGAGTAAAACTTGGGCTTCTTCGGTGCCGACATGGTTTTTTTGAATGATGCTGGCACTTGTCGTCCATGGGAGCGGCACGGCGGTGTAGTCAATATCGTAGAGTCCGTCGCTGTAACGGAAACAGTTCTGAGCTAAAATGAGGTGTTTGCGTTTTTGTCCAAGCTGCCCAATGTAGATGCCCCAGCTTTTGACGGGGACGTCTATGCCGTTTACGCCGTTGGATAGGCTTTTGCCGATGCTGGCGTCGCTCCATTCAACGCAGATTAAATCGCCGGTTGTTAGGTTGTTTATTTGGTTTGTGATTTCTTTCATTTTTTATCTACCGTTTGTGGGTTTGACGGGTTTTTTGATTGAAACTTAAGAATTAAGATGTTATATTTATGCAATTTTCAGCCAATAAATGTATAATTTACAAAATATTTTTCAAAACATCAAATCTTTTAATGCATTTAATAATGTTCTCAAAAAACTGCAAAAACAACTAATTCATCAAAATTGACCCTAAATTGGCAACCTATATATCCCAACCATTTCAACCACTAAATTGAGTGTCAAAACATGGAAAAACTTGGATGGTTGTTAGTTATCGTCCTGTTTTGTCAGGTCATACTGTTGGGAAGTGTTCAGTTTGGGCAAGTTCAAGCTTCCGAAACAGTAAACGGCATCATCGCTTCTGATACAACTTGGACTCAAAGCCGCAGTCCCATCACGCTTATTGGTCCAATCTCCGTAAACCCCGGAGTTACTTTAACCATTGAAGCAGGAGCGATCGTAAACTTGGGCACTTACTATATCCAAGTAAACGGCACCCTACAAGCGTTAGGCACTCAGAATAACAAGGTGCAGTTTAACGGCGGAAAAATCGTTTTTACTGAAATCTGTAACGGGTGGCTTGAACAATCAGACACGGGTTGCAAAATCGAAAACGCAGTTTTCAACCAGACAACCATAACCAGTGATGCTTCCCTAAAAATAATAAATAGCCAAACAACTGGGGGCATCACTGT